TCATACGCCTGGCAAATCTCTTTTTTTGTTAACTTAATATCTACCCCTGCGTTGATCTTAATCAACTGTCTGAGGTTTTCTATATCTGCATCTGGATCGCATGCATCCATCTTATATACATTAAGTTAACAAAAAAGTGTATCCTATATTATACAATCTAACTTTATCTTCATAAGACATACTGAAATCAAAGATATTGGTGACACCAATATCAATCTCTATTATATGTACATCTTTGCTATATTCATGTCTATTTACGATTGTTGAGCGAACGAGACACTCTACAAATTGTCTTGGTGTGTTTATTTCATCAATGTATACTTTATCCATCTTCAGTTTGACACATGTAATTTCATGTGGTTTCTTATCTAAAAATGGAGTAATGGGGTAGACTTCCTGTGTACCACCATCCACATAGGTTTTACCTTCATATTTACCACACGAAAATATAAGGGGTACAGCCATACTCATACACACAGCATCAATGACTTTCATTTTGGGGTGGGTATCCCTAGAGAAGTATTCTGTCGCCGACGTGTTTAAGCAGTAAGCAGACACGTATATTTTCATATCCAACTCCTCAAACGTAGGGTCACGTCCACATATTTCAACCATTTTTTCGCGTATGGGTCCCAAATCAACAAAACCAAATTTGTTAAAAAAGGAACCTATACGTATTTTAACAAATTCGGGGATATTCAGAGACAAAGATACATTCAATATTTCATCAACGGACATCCCCAAAGCTAAAAACAAAGCTAAAATTGAACCGGCGGATGACCCAGATATTTCTTTAACATCCACGAGAGTGGATTCCATTGCTTTTAGACTCCCAATCATTGAGTATATACCCATTGATGCTGGACCTAAAACAAGGTATTTCATCCTCTTACTTAATAGAATTGAGGAAATTGCTTGCGTAAAAGCGCGAACACAACCGCGAACACAACCGCATGGGTAACAGCGGCGGGGATACTGGTCTGACCCGACTTGAGAACACCACCGGAACCGGGGGGGAGAGTCAAGAGGAGACCTGGGCTGAGGGCCAAGAAGAGAACGGTGGCCACAATCAGATCAGTCTTGGTGAGAACGAGACCCATAGCACGCGCGATGAGGCTGTACACAAGGAAGAACACGAGGGCGTGGAAGAAAATCGCCATTTGGTTGGTCTTTCCGTTGCGGAAAGCGATCTTCTTACCGTTGGTGGTCAAGAGAACACCGGGGCTGAGCGCGAGAAAAAGGGCGGCTGGTATAGCAACTTTGTTAGAGGTGATATCGGGGAGCATTTAATATATGCACATATAATTTTTAGCGTAGTCAACAAAGTGGTAAAATGTAGCACCTCGCATCATCTCTTTGTGGTGTCCGTTTTGGTTTACAACTCGCCTGAGATGTTTCCAAATATGGGAAAGTCTCTCTTCCTGGTATTCCCAAACGACACACTCATGCTCCATGTAACAAAACTCAACAAAGTCGCAAAACTTCCCTGTATGTTCAATGTAGGCATCCTCTAGGAGTGTATTCATCATACCCCACATGTACCATAACTCATCTGAATATTGAACTTCCCAGTCTTCAACATTAAGAGGAGTGTCATCTGTCAAATCTTCGTCATCACTGGCATGAGAAGTCTCAAAACCAATGGTGGCTTCGTATACGTATTGGCTCCAAACCATGATTATTACTTATCTTCTTTTTCGGGCTTCTCTTTTATACCGGTTAACGAGAGCGAAGTTGATTCCTTGGTTTTAAGTCCATCTTTAATCGCGTTTAAAGCACCTTCAACTTTAGCTTCGTCACCACCGAAGAACGTATGAAGTCCATCCTTAACGGCATCCTTACTCATCCCAGATTTACGTACCGACTTACGTATACTAATTTTACCTTTCCTGAGGTTAATGGTATCAATACCCTGATCAATCATATGTTTCTTGACTGATTCCTTCAATCGCTTCTCTTCCTGGTTGAGGATTTTGATATCAGATTTCGCTTCTGAAAGTTGTTTAGAGAGTTCTACAAGTTTAGAGACGCTATCAGAAAGTTCGTTTGGTACTGACATATTTAATATATAAAAACTACACATCTAATCTTTAAGTGCTATTCAGCACAGACCACGCTGCATACCATCGGGTACAATGGTAGAGTTGTTCCACACGAAAGGGTCCTTGGGGTTGGGAGGATCAGAGCGGATCTGTTGGTTGGCGTTACGGAGAGCACCACCGATAGTTTCTGGGAAACCAATTTGGGCACGGGGCTCAAGGAAGTTCTGACCAGCGAGGATGTCTTCTGGGGCAAACTCACCAAAGTCCTCAGCGGAGGCAACCTCACGGGGGAGGAGGGAGGACGCGAGGCCAACACCATTCGCCATACCACAACCGTTGGCAGCAGCTGACCCGGCAGCGGTTGGACCGGCGGAGGGGGCCATCTGGATCGCGGCGTACTCGCGCTCCTTAATAGAATACTCAGACTTGTTGTTCATAGTGAAGAGCAAATAGACCAACACGGCGACAGCGGCCACCATCAAGAGGTTTTGGGTACGTCCCTTCTTCATCATGTTTATATTAGGTTAACAATTTTTTTATTGCTCGTCTTCAACGAAAGCAAATCCTTCTGGGTAAGTATCAAGATTTGGGTCTGGGTGGACCCTGACCTGGACAACATTCCATGAAGAGCCGAAAGATTTCTTGGCAAACCAGAGACCATCAAATTCTAGGATGACATCACAAGTCTTACCGGGTTGAACAGCTTCAAAGTCAACCTCTCCCTGCTCAGAATTGAAAACCCTGGTAACCTCGATACGCTCGCCTGTAACCTGACCGTCAGCGATACTGGAAGTGTAAGCCCCCTCAACGACCTTGTCAGAGAGCTTCTTACCGAACCAAGTCTCAGCGTTTTCAACCGCGGCACTGAGATTCCCAGTGTCAATCACTTGAATCTTAGAAACATTCGCGTCAGAACCAAGGTCCATCACAATGTCTCCTGAGATATCCGCTATCTTCACCCCGTTCAATTGAACGAGGCACTTACGCTTAGAATCGTTGAGAGCCTTCACGAAGTAGAGTCCGTCATCACCTTTAGCTGGGGCGTTGTAAAGCATTTTATATGTAGTTTAGGTCTCATTTCTTTAAACCAACAAATGGTATAGCCGCTGACTTATTTATGATGTTCTTGGGAACCCACATATTTCTCCTGGGATTATACCCATAGAGTGTATTTGTGAAGTTGATGTTCTTGGGTAGTTTCTTTGCGTTTTCAGGTCTCAGGTTGACCTCGTTTTTCACATAGGAATTGTTATTAACATTCTTCCATTTCAAATTCTTCAGGTTTAATCGCTTGTTTCCCGAAGAGTTTTTGTACCCATTCACATTGGTATTCTTCGTGACAGTTTTGAGACCGTGTACAATTTGCTTAGATAACTTGTCTTCTGAGGGTTTGGTCGTAAAGTTTTTGTATTTGAATGGATCCACCCGCGCAGCTCGTGTTACAGGAACACGTGCGTTCTTCTTGGTAGCTGGTGTACGCCCCCTGGTGATCAGAGGTTTTATACGCTTGAAGAGGTCGTCAATAGAGTTTGCAGCCGACACCTTCTTATCGAGGAGTTGTGCAAGTTTTACGAGACGCTTTCTATCCTTCTCCTGCTTATCTGGGCGAAGCTTAAGTTTACTCATTAGGTATATGTCTTCAATCAAAAACTCTCGGCTGGCTACGTATACGTTGTTATTCCTGACTAACTTACCCGTATTCTGGTTCTTGTAGGTTATACCCTTACGCCTCGTGAGAACAACTTCGTAGCCAAACTCTTTGGGTCTCATGAAAGGAATATCGAGGATACCCCCAAGGGTCACACTCTCAATTTTACCACTGCTTGGTGAATAGAATCTCGTGTTCAAATCGAGTGTGAATAATTCCACATCAATGAAAACATCCCCCTTTTTGGGATCATTCCCGGGACCAGACTTCCTCTTCTTGATTAGGGTATACCTACGAGTCACTGCTGGACCAGATGGTGGGACACTCAGACCCAAGAACTTGAAGAGTTTGGCGTTTTTAGTCTTCATCAAAGTGAGTCGCTTTCTCACACGAGTGTTTAACTTTTTAGCTATTTCACCTATCTTGTCCCAAAGAATCAATTTGGTTGCTTGAAGTTTTCCAAAAAACTTTGGGTTCACGGGCATCCGTGGGACAAACTTCGCGTCAATATCTGTTGTGATGATGCGGTTGTTGTAGTCCATGTATAGATTGAAGGCTTCCCCACCACTCACGATGAGATCACCCATGTTCTTCATATGTTCTGAAATTTCACCTATAGTTTCCAATATTATATCTCTCAAAGAGTTTGTAACTAACAGATACACAATCTTGTCAAATTCTTTTTTACTGTAGACACTATGAACACGATTCCTAAACTTTCCAATGTCCCTCTGTTCATTTCTATCATAATACTTTTTCAATTTTGCATCCTTGAACAATAAATTCTCATCCATGAATTTTTGGATCGCCGCTTCTGAATAAATTTCAGTGTCCATTATTATATTCTTACATAATAATATGGTCTGTAGTATAATAGACGAATGCCGATGCTTCGCATATGACGATGTAGCCAACCCAAAGAAGTCCCAATTCTGTGGAGTTAGACGTGGTCCACGTGTTGTAGAGTGTCCAGAAAGTACGTGTTGTGCTGGTGGATGCCCTGGTCAGGTACCCGGTTTAACACCCAGAGAACCTTTTAGGGTAGTGGAACGTCCGTCATCCCTAGGAATGTCCGATCTTAGTCCCAAATTTTACATGTTAGTGTTACTCCTCCTACTATCAATCCTGTTTCTTACGTATCTTACTTAAAGATTACCAGAGTAAGAAATATATAATGTCTCTTGAAACCATTCAATCCGAAATTGCCGCTCTCCGTGCTGATGTTAAATCTTTGACTAAGATCATCCGTAAGGTGAAGAACACCCAAGAGGATCCTGACGGCGAGAAGGCCAAGGCGCGCGCTGCCAATAACGGCTTCAACCGCAAGCAGGAAATTACACCTAAGTTGCGCGAGTTTCTCGGATTGCCAGCTGAGGAATTGATTTCTCGTTCCGAGGTGACCAAGTTCATCAACAAGTACATCACTGAAAAGGGTCTCAAGCATCCCGACAACGGTCGCCAACTCATCCTTGACGATAAGCTCAAGGAACTCCTTCAGCCTCCTGCCGACGTGATCGTAACTTATCTTAACCTCCAGAAGTACCTCTCTCCACATTACGTGAAGAAGGAACCTGTAAAGGCTTAAAAAATAACACAATAACTTATTAAAACCCAATATGTTTGTTACAAAAGAACAAGTTGAAGAACTTATTGGTACAAAAATCAAAGATCTGAATTTGTACCAAAAGGCATTTACCCATAAATCATCTATGAAAGAATATGAGCAACTTACAGAATCATTTGAGACCCTTGAGTTTATGGGTGATTCTGTATTAGGATTTATCATCACTAAATTCCTATTTGATCGCCACGAGGAGAAACAGGAAGGATTCCTTACTAAAGCCCGTACAAAACTTGTTCGTTCAGAGACCCTCGCAGATATAGCCCTAAAGTTAGGTCTCAATAAAATTGTTCTCATGGATGAGAAGGGTATGCGTAATGGTTGGAACAATAACCCAAAGATTCTCGAGGATGTTTTTGAAGCCCTCGTGGGTGCCATCTACATGGACCTCGGTCTACTTCACGCTAAACAATTCATTCTCAGAATCTACCAAGATCCGAAATATGTAGATCTCAATTCTATCATGATTGACGATAACTTTAAGGACCACCTCATGCGTCACTGTCAAGTAAACGGGTGGGAACTCCCCGAGTATCGTGTAGTTGCTCACGAAGATGGGATTTTCTTCATTGATGCCATCGTAAACAATAAAGATGTGGCTAGAGGCTACGCTAAGAGTAAGAAGCAAGCCGAACAGAATGCAGCCATGATCTATTTTCATGTGCTTAAAAATAAGAACCGAAAATGATATAAGATGCACCCAAATGTTAAGGCTCTATTAGAGCGTGAGTATGCGGCCCAAAAATCTGAGGAGTGGCTTGCTTTGAGAGGTAACATGCTTACTGCTTCAGATGCCGCCACAGCTATTGGTGTGAATAAATATGAGACACCTGCGGAACTTCTACTAAAAAAGTGTGGACTCGGTGAGAAATTCACGGGTAATGCAGCTACGAGGCACGGGGAGCTCTACGAGGATGAGGCGCGTATTTTATATGAAGAGAGACATAACGAGGTAGTTCATGAATTGGGGTTGTGTCCACACCCATTACATTCATGGCTCGGTGGGAGTCCAGATGGTGTCAGTGAAAGTGGAAAATTGGTTGAAATCAAGTGCCCCCCGATGCGACAAATTATCCCGGGTGAGGTCCCGATTCATTATATGCCACAGCTGCAGCTCTGTATGGAGATTTTAGACTTAGAGGAAGCGGATTTTATTCAATATAAACCTGCAGAAACCAATTGGCCAAAACCAGAAGAGTTTGACGTTGTGAATGTTAAGAGAGACCCCGAATGGTGGAAAACCAATTACCCAATTATGAAGGAGTTTTGGGAGAAGGTAGTATACTTTAGAGAACACATTGATGAACTTCCTCCACCAAAGGTAAAGAAAACACGTGCGAAAAAGGAACTACCACCCCCCGTGTGTGAGATTGAACCACATCCCGACGAAGACTTCTATCATGAGGATTGAATACAACCTAAGTGACCTACCTCCACGAGAAAATCAAGTTAAAAACCATGACGATTGAAGAACAATACAACCGCGCTAAAGACAACCTCAATGGTAGGCTCTTTGCTCCCTATCAGAGGGAGGGTGTCCTTTGGATGCTTACTATGGAAAGTCAAGACTCGGGACCCAAAGGTGGGTTCCTATGTGACGAAATGGGTCTAGGTAAGACTGTACAATTGGTTGCCACTATACTTGGAAACCCAAAAAAAAGTACTTTAATCGTCGTA